CATTTGGAATAGCAGACAGCAAGGCTGAACTGCTAGACGAGGAGTGGATAATGGGGAGAAAGACTCAGGAGTCTAAGGTATTCGTCGAATTCGAATTGAATTCTCCCTTAGATTTAGAAAACTTTAGTGTCAATTCTAGAGGAGTCCAAGCTAAGTTTTGTTACTGGCAATATAGGGGGGAGGGGTGCCGATACCAAGGGCTCCCCATCGAGCAAGAAGATGGGACTCCTTTTCGAAATCCTGATGATGACCTAGTGGTGCCCCAATATATCCCCCCTGAAGATGACGAGGGGGTGCCCTCACAGGGTAATTTTTTTAATGACCCAGCTGCCATATGGAAGGGATCTAAAGGATATGTCTCGGGAGACATGGTCACAATAGAAAGCCCCACAATACTCCTCCCTCCACAGGGAGGAAATGTTAATGCCAGAGGAGTGCCCCTTAAAACTGTTTATGTATCTGTAGCTGGGTGGGAAGGAAGCTTCAACTCAGGGAACAATCCTGAAAAAAACCCTAGTTACTGGCGAAAGGATGGTTGCACTAAAAAATTAGACGCATGTCAAAAGCGATTTAATACAGCCCCAAATGTGGATTTCTTGGGGGCCACTCAGGGCGAACAAACCTTCCCAACGGTTAAGTTTTCAGGAGCAAGCCAAGGCGATGTAAACTACATTAAAAATAGCGGCCTATTCCACACAACAGAATCTGGTGTTACGGGAGCATTAGACCCAAGAAAGGAGTGGACTGTCGTCGGGTGGGCAAACATTAATGAACTCTCTCCTCGGGGAGCAGGAATTTTTAGCACCTCCCAAGCCGATTCGGATCATTTCCCCGCAAGTAGATTTGTGAATATTAATCGCAACTCAGATAACATCCAAGCTCAATACATTGGATATGACCTTGATGCTTGGCGAACTCAATTTTTAGGCACCATCCAACAAGCTGATGCGAGTAATGAAAAGTGGCGCCAGTTTATTATTAGGCATCGCACAGGAACCGCGAACTTTATTAACGGAGTGGGGGAGAATGAAACTACTGTGATAGAATTCTTTGTAGATGAGAGGAAGTTATTCCCCGAAGGCCTCGTCGGTAGACGCGAACACTTGACAAGCTTGGATAGAGAACGGCTCCAAAATAATTTAGGGAACTTTGCATCATGGAATAAAAGAGCAAATGTCACATGGGATAGCTCCAAGCCGATGCTTCCTGAAACATTTATGATTGGAGCGCAGGAGTTTTTCAGAGACAAAGATTATTACCCTGACGGCCCATCTTTTATCTCTACAATGAACGGGCATATAGGGATGTGGGGATTGTGGAATAGGGCTTTAAAGGAAGAGGAAATGCGTTTTTTGAGGAAGCCAATCGCCTCCCCCTTCGCCACCAGTAACTCCTACACTCATATTCCACGGACATACGACGAATGCGTCGGAAGGATGAGCACCTTAACAGGGGGCACGGGGTGGAGCGATCCCGCAGGGGAGGTGGTGCCCGAAGGAACAGCCCCCCTTCTTTATGGAGAGCATAGCTTAGTCGCGTGGTGGGACGGAACCACAGGAGACACAAGCATCGGCAATGGACTCCTTGATATCCACACAGGGGGCAATCATTTAACGGGAAGCGGGGACTTTTCAGGAGTCAATAAAACCTATGAAAACGCAGATATACACTCTCTTGCCAACCCCACCCCCTCTAACCCTAGATTTGGAGGATTCCCAGGAACTGATGGATTTGGCTACGGGAGAGATGGAGGAGTATATTAAAGAGGAAAAGAAAGCCCTTGAATATATCAAGAAGCTTTCTCACCAAAATTTCAAAGGAGAAATCTGTGGCTTTTTGGGTTACGATTATAGCGGAGAGCAATATATAATTCAACAAGAAGAGAACATCGCCCCCGACCCTTCTTCTCTTTTTTTAATCAACCCTTTGAATTATTTACTCTTTAAGGATGCCTATGAAATGGTCGCTATTTTCCATAGCCATATTGTGGGAGATGAAAGTGCATCAGAGTTTGATGTGAAAATGGCTGAAAATTGTTGCCAACCATTTTTAATATACAGCTTGAATAGTAAAAAAATAAATATTTATACCCCCGAAAACACAGAAGCAGATGTAAAGATACTAGAACGGATTAAGGCTGTAGCATGACAATTATAAGATTACATGGAATTCTCGCAAAGGAATACGGTCAAAATTTCTGCCTAAACGTAGGAAATCCTAAAAATTTGCTACACGCCATCGACGCCAACAGGGATGGATTCATCTCAAGGATTATACAATTACAAAAAGAGGGGTGTGTGTATGAGATTATTATTAATAAAAAAAGACTTAATAATCAAAAGGAACCACAAAATTATGATTCCTCCCAAATTATTGATTTAGTCCCAGCCATTACAGGCTCAGGTCCAGCGGTTTTTTTACCCCTATTCGGGGGAAATGCCCTTCTGGCTCACATCGCAAGTGCTGTATTTTTTGCAGCAGTCTCTTACGCTTTAACCCCCACCCCCGAAGTACAACAAATAGAAGCCACGGCCCAAGCGTCTAAAACGTCTATGGTTTTTAGCAATACCGTTAATACCGCAAGTCAGGGAGCCCCATTACCCATTGGATACGGGCGTTTAAAAGTAGGATCTCAGGTGATACAGGCCACTATTAAATCTTATCCCCACCACCAACCAGTTGATGAGGCTTTAAAAGCGGGGCAGGAAGGCACAAATATAACAACTAGCAACCGCCGATAATAATGAATCATGTATTAAAGAAATTGCAGATCGCAGGGGCGGGTAAAAAGGAAAAAAAGCCAAAACCCCCCATTTATAAACCCCCCGAGATGGGACAACTGCAATATGGAGCCTCCTTTAGTTATTCTGAAACTCTCGATCTGATTAGTGATGGCCCTATCGCGGGATTGGTTAATGAAGGGGGGGAGGTAATGAAGGGAATAAATATCCTGAAAGGGATTTATTTAGATGACACTCCTATAGCGATATCAAATGACAACACCGCTATACAAACTAATCTCTCAGAACTGGAGCGAGATGCGATGGAAATCAAGTCCATGACCTTGGAAAGCGGTGCCAATACAGGAATAAGAGGACTGAGGAATTTTTTTAAGGGAGTAAACAGACAAAGCTCCCATAGCCCAGATGGGAAAATATCTACTTTTTATGGGGGACCGCTAGACAAGGGGGAGGGTCTTACGTTACCTAATGTAACGTTTTTGTATTTGAAGATGAGGGGCTATCACTGGAGTGAGGAGAGCTACCCCCACCGCCACCTCCCCCCTAATTGGTATCAATCAGCGTTGTTTATTAGAGCTTTTATCGAAGACAGTTACCACCAACGTTTTTATTGGTATCTTGATGGAGTCCTAAATTATGAAGGTCACGGGAACTCCCAAAGTGACGCAATTTATAGAAATGAAAGGTTTCCTCGGGGGAATGTGGCAGCGCGAGCAAGAGCAGGACATGACGGGGGGGGGCCTGATTGGCCCGATGAGGACGGGAGGGAACCTGGGATAGGGCGCCCTCAATCTTTATATTGGACAGATGCTAACACGTTAAATAGCTCCAAATTTTTTCTGGGGTATCAACCCTCAAGAGGGCACTCTCTCGGACAATTCACCCGAACAACTCTTAAGGCTGAAGAATTTGTCAAAGATGAATTAGATGCTATTCTTGCTCTGTGGAATACCAACAACGAACAGGGGGGTAACGAGATCCAAAAAAGCTTAGCAGCAAAAGCTCTTAATGAATTAGCTTCAGGTTGGGATGGAGGCCAAACAAATCTAGCAGGGTTGCTATCAGAGAGAGTAGGGGGAGTTTTCGGTGCAGGCGTGGGAGGATTGTTTGTTGTAATTAAGGTTGAAGAAAATAATTCTAATCTCGATCAAACTGTTCTCGATGGGGATGGTAACTTACTCGATATGCAGAGCGTTCTTTATGGAGCTAACAGAACGTGGGATCTAGAGACCGATCTGGGAAATGTTCTTCACGGCGGGTTCCAAAAATTTGATGTTACTTGCCCGACAGTAGACACCGATGGAAAGTTAACAGGAACTATGCGTGGGTTTGTGCTTTTGCGTTTCCAATA